TCAGCCGCGTTTTAAAAAGTTGGCCAACAGCTCATGGCCTTGGCGGGTAAGAATCGACTCGGGGTGAAACTGCACCCCTTCAATATCCAACTCGCGGTGACGAAACCCCATGACTAAACCGGGGGTTACGTCGTCATCACCTGTCCAGGCAGTGATTTGTAAACAGTCGGGCAGGCTCGCTTTATCGACCACCAGGGAGTGATAGCGGGTAACCTCAACCGGGTTATCCAGCCCTTCAAACACGCCTTGGTTAGCATGCAGCACAGCGGAGGTTTTACCATGCATCACCTGTGGCGCGTGCACGACCTTGCCACCATACACTTGGCCAATCGCCTGATGGCCCAGGCAAACGCCTAAAATAGGCAGCTTGCCTGCAAAGTGTTTGATGGCGGTCATGGATATGCCCGCCTCGTTGGGAGTGCAGGGCCCAGGCGATACCACCAGGTGTGTCGGCGCCAGCATTTCGATCTGCTCAATGGTGATTTCGTCATTGAGGTGAGTGATGACTTCGGCACCAAGCTCACCCAGGTACTGGACAATGTTGAACGTGAAACTGTCATAATTGTCCAGCATCATTACTCTAGCAACTTTAACCACCTGATTAGATTCAATATCGCCTAAAGCTTGCTTCATTGTTACCCAGCCTGTTACCCAGGTTAGCCATCGGTTGAGCTTTTTTGCTATGTTCTGGATTGTATCGTCTGAGCGTTGATGTCGCCATTCTAATCAGGCATAAGGGATTATGAGTGCAAAGCAGTATCCATCAAGGTCGCGCCTGCCATGCGGCCCCACGCCTAACAAGCGTCTTCATCACCTTATTATGCTTACATTATCTATAATGGTTGCAGCCAGTCAGCAACCAAACAGCAACCATGAGCTCCCGTCTAATGCGCTTCCACGGATAAAAATTATAGAGGTATGGGTAGCCTAAGCCGACAAAGGCAATTTATGCTGGTCAGGCAGAACTAACTTAAAGACTGATAGCTGGAGAACACAATGTCCTATCAGATTGCAGTTAAAGACGATGATGGCGAGCTTGATTTTGTTACCCCCGTGCTTAAAGGGGCTCGGCCACGACCGCTCAGCAATAAGCCAAGGCCAGTGATTGAGCACTATGATTTCTTCTTATCTACCAGAGATCCAGTGTTCTTTGTTTCGCCAGACAAGTTTCGCGATAGGAAAGCGGGGAGGGACTATTACATCCAAGGTGAGGATGGGTTTCGTATCTTGTCCGAACTCCCAGATCCCGACTAGCATCTTCTATATCGTCCTTCCAGGATTTCAATTGGCAGAACTGGGTCTAGCGTTACTGTCAAAATAGTGACACTAAACGGCGGATTTTGAATCCGCGCAGCTACATTCTAAAGGCCGCGCTTGCACAAGGCTTTGTAGCTAAATCAGCACCTTACGATTTTACTATATTTACACACACCACATTGGTCGCGCTGGTTCTGCGACCAAACTGCGACCACTCCCCCTTTTTGCCTCTTGCAGTCAACTGCCACGCTGGCTTATTGTCATGGCTCAATAACTGTACAAACAAACAGTAAAGGTGAGCCATGAGCAGCTATGACTTGTTATGCCAACGCGTGCAGAAAACCATCAATAGCCCCAAGGCACAGACTGAGAAATGCGCGGAGATCCAGCGCCAGCCCGACGACAATACCGACGACTGGGCGCGCATGCTGAGCGACCTGGGCACGATTGAGAATGTCGATTTAATACCGCTCGATGACAGCGCCGAAAAAGTGCGGGTGCGGTGGAATCCTGAAGCTGCGATGTAAATGGATCATCAGCAATACATAGCAACTCAGTGGCGCAAGCGCTTGGAGCGTAAAGGCTGGATCAGCCTGCGGCGGAAAGCGCCCACGCATGGGTTAATTGAATACCACGTTATCTATCGTGGCCACCTGTATAGCGGCCGCTGCAATCCGGCGACGCTCAATAGCGAAGATACCTGGACGGTGGGCACCACTGCCTATTTGCTGAGAAGAACGGATTTGATAACGGAAGGAGCGTGGCGTAAGGCGAGGGATCAAACGGGGAAAATGGGAAGGATATGCCGTCCTTGGCAATACTGAGTCCCTTCTACATACACAAAAACATCCCTATCGTGACGCATCCGACATGCTTAAAGCGGCGATCCTGGCGTCACTTCTTAAACATAGCTGCCGATTAAGTCCCTGTATGTAAGAGATCAACGACAGCTTGTACGAGATCTCTTACAAATTGCACAAAAAAACCGCCTGCGGGCGGTGGGTGTAGCGGATGCGAAGCCATGCTGCAGGGAATAGCTAGTAGCTAGATCTGGCGGAAGCGAGTCGATGGGTACACTTCCAGGTAATTGCGCTCGACGCCGCACTGGTTGTACTTGTGCGGGAACTGCGTAGGGTCTGTCATTAGGGCAGATTGACCATGGCGAAGCATTTCGCCGTCGCACTTCGGCTCATCGCACATTTGCCGGACAATAATTGCCTGAGCTGGGTATTCACGCTCCATCACACATCTCCTCTTGTATCGCTCGGTGTTCGTCGTAGGCTGCCCGCATAGCATTAAGCTTCAATCGTCAGCGCATACTCAAACAGCTCGTCAACCTGGGCGGCAGTCAGCTCCAGCGCTGCGGCTAGTTCTAGCACCGTGGGGCTCATACGCCGAAATTCCTGCGCCATGTTCCACGCCCTACGGGTTTTTTCCGTTGTTGCGGGGTCGGCGATGACCGTTTCCACTGCCTCAATGTAGCCCGTATCGTCTAAGGCTTGGTGAGCCTGAAACGCGCTAACGACCGTCGCCTCCCGCCATGCTTCAAGCGCCTGCTGGGCGGCCTGCTCGTCTGTGATAAACCATGTTTCGCTCATTCCACCACCTCTGTTGTTGACTCCTCTTCGCCCGCCAGCGGGTCATCTTCTTCAACCACCGGCACAGTCACCGTCCAGCCGTTATCGCGCTTTTCATAATCCGCGTTCTCGGGGGCGGCGGTGGCCACTATGTAGCAATGCTCATTGTCATAATCGGCGGCGTCGATCCATTCGCCTGCGCCAAACCAGTCATGTGAGCCGTTGACCGGCGCGCATTCATACAGCAAGCCGCGTTGGCCCAGCGTGACATGCAGCTCGCCCTCGATGCGCTCGACGTTATGAATGCCCGCTGCGGCGGTGTCGGCGTTGCCCTTGAACGTTGCGTCAGCGGGGAAAACCGACAGGTCGATACCGTTAATCACCTCCCCGCTGATCGTGTAATCGTGGTGCGCGGGGTGGTCTACTATCAGCAGTTTCATGGGGGTTTCCTATTTCCAGCGGGATTCGATAAGCACCGGGGCAACTGTTGTCGCGCTTGTCGAAAACGTGCGCCCCTCTTGAGCCAGCAGGCGAATCTCAACAACGGTGCCACTACTTAGGCGACCGGGCTTTACTAACACTCCGCTCACATCAAACGGCGACGATGCGTTTGTATAGTCGCCCGCATCCGAAGAGGGATTCACAGTGACGTAATGCTCGGCGCTACCCAGCGGCGTATAGGGAAGAGTTACAGAAGCAAGCAGGCGTCGGTTACTGGCAGGATCCTGGGAAAATGTTTTTGGGCCACAGTGCATAACTAGACGACCATCGGGATATAGATAGTAACGGCCATTGCTGTTTGAACCGGTTGGCACGTCAACGTCTAGTGCAGTGCGTACCTGAGCAGGCGTTGAGGGGCGCATAAAATCGGTACCGTCTGATTTTGCAGCGGTGTAGATAACGGCTATGTTGCTATTCGTTGGCGTGTACGTTGAGCGAAACAGGCGAGCGCGTAGATCACCTGCGCTGGTACGCCCAGCAACTGTATTAGCGTCGTCATACTCACTGAGAGACTTACCACCAAGCTTCGTAGCGTTAACGTTCGTTACGCCAGAGCCGTCGCCTTGGAACCCCTCTGCAACGCGTAAAACACCATAAAAATAATGGGAGCCGTTAGAGCTGGTGTAATGCGTATGCCCCGAATTACGGTTACCTATTTCAACGTATCCGTTAGCATTATTCGTGACTTTTAATCCGTTAGTGATTCCATCTAAACGGACACCGTCAGGTAACGTTAATCCCCCTAGAAATTTTACATCCTTGCTTTGATAATAAAGCTCCATCACTTCGTTTTCTGGGATTCCCGTTGCTACATCAACAACCCCCATCCCAATGTGGCCACGCCCGTCACCTGTATACGTTAAATGCAGGGCTGCAGCGCCCTTTTTCCCGCTTTCTCCTATCGAAATGCCCGCACATTGCTCAACACCAATTTCGCCACCAGCCGGGCTATCCAGAGTCAGCCACGGATTATCTTTGCTGATTTCCAGATCCCCGGAAAACACATTGAACGTTTCTAGTTTGGGGTATCGGCTGTCAGGTTGAGTCGCAGCGCTACCTAGACCTAAGGCGCTGCGGCCCTCGCTAGCAGTTGTACCTAATGCCAACTGATTTGCTGAGTTGAACTCTTTTTTGAATCCAGACCACGTAGCCCCGCCATCATCGGATACGTTGACGTAACGCTCACCCGGTAAATCCCTAGCAATAACTGTCTGTACTATACTGCCTGCGTAATTACGCACCGACATATGACAAAAACGCGAAACAGGCTTATCAGCAGGATCATTAGTTGCAATCCAGTAGTCACCCTGTTCAATGACTTCCGCGAGTAAATTGGGCGTTATTACAATCGGCTCACCGATACCGAACTCTGCATTATTGGCGTTAATCGCGGCATCAATATCAGCATTGGCTTGTTGCGCGGCCTCCGTAGCGATTCCCGCTTGCTCCGTCGCAGTGGCTGCCGATGATTCAGCCAACCCCGCTTGATCGGTAGCCGTTTGCGCCGCCTGCTGAGACTGCATTTTCGCCGTGTTAACCGCGTCCAGGTCTTGATATAGATCCTGCGCGGCCTGCTTTGATTGCTCGGCCTGCCCCGCTGACTCACCCGCTGCATGGGCAGAGTCGGCGGCAGCTTGCTTGTCATCCGCCACCAGCTGCCGATTATCGGCTACCTCTTGGGCGTGGTCGCTCACCTGCCCGGCGGTGCTGTCGATGGCCTCTTTTTGCTGGTCAATGTGGTTTTTAGACTGATCAACGGATTGCTTAGCCGTGTTAACTTGCTGCAGCGCCGTTGCCACTTGGCCTGACTTATTGGTAATGTCTAACCTAGAGTCAGCGACGAACTGAAACTCTACGTTCAGCTCTCCAACAATGACTTTTAACGCATTATAAAAATTATAGTGATAGGCATTTAAGGCATTTTTCTTATAAATCATTTCCTCTTGATCGCCGTACTCATAATCATACTGCCGGGGATCTTCCAACTCAGGCGGCGTTAGCATATTTAAACCTCCACGTAGGTTAAGGGGACTCGACGACTGTTGTAAAAGTTATGCGTAGTGCCATAACCGTCTTGGCGCATTGCAGCGAACGAATGAATAGCTTCAATAACGCCACCTTTTTCTGGGTAAACGCTGATATAAACCTCGGTCGTGTCGTCGGTTTTATTCATTTCTTTAATGAAGTTTTCAAACTCGTTATCTTCTAAATGATCAAACGAGAACGTCACTTCCCGCCAGCTGCCTTTACCAATCGCTATTAGTGAGCCGCCCTCAGTGCGTTCTTTACGCGTAGCCGTTTTGTTCTGCACATTAACGCCAAAACTAATATTCATATCCTTGGGCGGTGACCACGGCGCGCCCGCAAAAACACGCCCTATCTCTAAGTAGCTCTTTTCATTGGTAGGGTCTTTAAATGTGATGCGGTAGGCATTAGCAACAGTGGGTTCAAAAACTGCTTCAAATCCTACGGTCGATAATCCGCTTAGATCGTGACCGCCCCATGGGTCAATACCCACTCTAAAGCGTCCTAATGGTATTAACTCCGCAACACCTTTAAAACCCGTCTCCGCGACTGCATTACCGTTTAATAAGAGTTCAACATTAATCGTGCCCGCCGGGCTTAAATTGTGACCATATATAACTACTTTGGTCATATAAATAGCACTATCTAAATAGGCCGTTAATGTTTCATTCTCTATACCCAGCGTTCTAAATAAATGACTCCCGCCACTTACTTGAGTATATTCAGGGGGTGATTGTTGGCTGCTTGCGGTGAGTGTTGCGGCATCGTGTTTATTATCAAACAATATTGATATTGGATTCATACCCAAAACCCCAAACTGGTCACCGCTTTAGTCGGCGAACGGCTTACATTAATTAAGCGCCCTAACTTCCCTTGCAAGCGGCCATGATCCACCGCCGCCACTTGCCCAGCGAATACCGGCGGAAACCTCGCCTCAATGCTCCATGTATTGCGCTGTACGCTGCGCAGAGACAAAAGACGGTCGCGCTCCGTTATGGCGTCCGTTTCATCTTGAATGATGCTATCTCGCGTGATGCGCTCGGCCATTGGGTAGTCGCTAACGTCTTGACTAGCGTAGCTTTCCCGCCACTCCGTGCGCAGGCGCGTGGCCTCAGCGGGGGAATTCTCGTCAAGCGTCGCGGCCACGTTTGAAAGCGGCGAGTAGTTGCGGCCCCAACGCAAGGTTAAGCTGCGCCAAGGCTGCTCGGTTTCGGAAAGCACCAATTTGTTGTAGAAAATATCGTCACGAACGATCGTCACGTCAGCGGACACCGGCGCTTTATGCTGCCGCATCACTAACTCATTGAGTTCATTTAGATACCAGTACGCACCAAGCCCCTCTTTTACCGCGTTGAGAATCTGCCGCCCGGTTGCCTCGCCGCTGTAGAACAGCCCCACCCGATACGGCGGCAGGTCAATATCACTAATAGCCAGGTTGTAATGCGCGGCCACCCACTCAACGATTTTTTGCGGGGTGTTGTGGGGCTCTTCAATGTCGCCTGTTATATCGCCGAACTGGTCGTTTAGCGTCACAGTGCCCGCCGCTGCGTCGGTGCTGTGCGTGAGCATCGCACCGTTGGCTTTAGCGGCGATGCTGGTCACCGGCAGATATGAACCGCGATACGTGAGCGTTTGGGTGTCGATGCGGGTCAACGGCGCGTTGTAAACGCTGCCCAGCGCCAGGGGCACCGGCCCTGCGTCGTTGGGCAGTTGCCCCGTATCGATTACCTCATCAAGCACCTTGCTCTCGTCATCCATGCGAAATACTAGCTTTCCGCGCTCCGCCCCTTGCGGCCCACCGTTACGACCTTGGGCAAGCAATCGAAAATCATCCCGCGCCCAATCCGGCGCACCAAGAAACAGCTTGATGGGGTGCCCGTGCCATTTCAGATCCAGCCAATCCGCTGCCAGCTGATCCCCGATTAACGTCACCTCGCCAAACGTGGTATTGCCGTCTGTGCGCGTGGTGACATCCACCGCTTTTTTAATGCAGGCGATATAGGGGCGGTTGGGGTCAGCGTCGCTAGGCAGCGACATAAACGGCCCAGTCGCTACGTACTCGATGCCGTCCGCATGGTGCAGCTCAGCCAGCAACATGCGGGTGACATTGGTTTTAGCGAGCCAAGCCAGGTACTGCCCGTCGCTTATGCTCATGTTGTACGTATCTCCGTTTTGCTATACCTACTGAGTGTTTCGAGTTCGTCTAGCTGGTCATCGCGCTGTTGCTCGCTCCGCGCCGCCGCTTGCTCGACCGCTGCCACCGTGTCGCCGGTGTTCTCGCCAATCAGCTCTAGCAAGCGCTTGTTTTCCTTGCGGGTTTCTTGCAGCTCTTTACGCACATCGTTAAGCACTTGCAGCACGTCGTTATTGCTCAGCGCGGGGAACTGTGGCAGGGGGGGCATTTCGGGCATCGGGAGTTGCATCTGGATTTTAGGTAGGGGAGGCGCGGAAATGCCGCCGATGCGCATTGATTCAACGGCACCGACGCCGCCTGCACGTGCAATATCAGCTTGGCTCCACACCACTTCGCCAGCATGCACGATACCTGCGGGGTCATATTTTCCACCGGGGCCGGTGTAGCCTCCGTTAGCGAAGAACTTCCAGCTGGGCGTTAAGTTTCTTAGGGTCGTGTCCCCGCTCGGCATTCGTGCGCCAAGTGCTTCTAGCTCATAAAGGGCTTGCCCCGTTTTTCTGATCTCAGTGTCGTGGTTCCTCCAGTGTTTTAGCAGATAATCGACACTCAAAAACTGCACTGAATTCGGCTCGTTAGCGCTAAACTGATCAATCCATGATTGAGCGCCTGCGGGTATACCCGAAGTACCTGACCCGCCGGATGAAGACCCTCCCGCACTTCCACCGCCGGATGAAGACCCTCCCGAACCGGAGCCTCCGGAGGTTTCTCCAGGTGGCTCGTAATCAAGATCGCCGCCACCGGCGCCACGGAACGCGGGCGCGCCCATTTGGCCCCACTTCGTACCCCAGTTGTAGGCCATGTCAATTAGCCCACTGGGGTTGTGATTGCGACCAAACGAAACCTTTAGACCATCCCCATTGGCTTGATCTATCGTGCTAGTGTTGGCATTAATCGCTTCTAGCCGGGATATTTGACCGTTGCCATCAACATCCAACTTGTTGAAAATACGGCGTAGTTCGTCATCCGTCGCCATCCCTGCGAACGCTCTTCGGAACTCGTCATAATCGATCAGATCGTTAGCACTAATGTCGATGCTGCCGAACTGCCCGGCCACGGCGCTGGCAATACCACCCGCCAGATCGCTCAAGCGCGCGTTAGTCAACTCCTGGCGGCTGATAATGCCGTCGCCATTTTTGTCAACGTTGTTGATCAGTCGAGTAATTTCAGCATCGGTCGCGTGAGGCTTTAACGCTGAGCGGATTTGAGACTCGGTTAGCACTGTCGTGCCAAGACGCTCCATTTCTCTACTCAGAACGCCGTTTAGCTGCTGCGTGGCATCCCACTCAGCGGTAATTGAGCGCTCTATAGCAGAGATAGTGCCGTCGCCGTTGAGGTCGAGCGCACTAACCAGCGATGTTGTCTGCTCGCTCAGCGCGCCTTTAAACTCGTCAGCTAGAAACTGCTCAGGCGTGAGCATTTCTGGCAAGCGTTCCATGGCGTCGCGGATTTCAGCGATGCCATCAACCGCAGGGTCTGAGCTTGCGTACATCTCCTGCAGATTTGCGATGTAGCGGTCAGCGGACTGGGTAATCCCTTGTTGCGCGTTGCGATCACCCTGCAGGGCTTTCTCGTACTGCGCCCAAAAGTCCGCGTCGCTCGCCTCCAGCCGCTCGCGGGGCGTGCCCATGCCCTTTTCGGTGCCGTCCAGCTGTGCTAACCAGCCATCGATTGAGTTGCTAAACCCCGCTAGCTGGTCACGGGCTCGCGCCCATGCTTGAGATTCCTGCTCAATGGCTCGGATGCGTTCTTGCTGTGCGCGCTCTGCCTCTTCCTGAGCCGCCCGCTCATCCTGGATTGACCAAATGCGTTGCTGCAGGGCGCGGTTGCTCTCGTCTATGTCTAGCAGATCACGCCGACGCAACTCTGCTGTATCACCCTGCAGCTGCAGCAGTTGACGCTCCAGCTGCTCTCGCTCGCGCAGGGCGCCCGATGCATCAATTGCCGCGCTGCCGGTTTCCTCGATAGCGGGCGTTAACTGTGCAAAAGCGCTCTCTAACTGCAGTAGTTGCGTGTAATTTTCGCGTCCGGCCTGAGTCGCTAGTTCCTGCGACTCAATAAGTGCCCGAAACCCCTCGCGGGTTTCGGGCATTTGCAAGCCCATGCCGTTGAGCGCTTGGGTTAGATCCTCAGTGAGATGCGCCGCACGCTCTGCGTCGCTGAAGTAATTCTGATAGTACGACTGCTGTAGTGAGCTGAGATTTTCAACACCGCCCGCTAACTGAGCGACCTCCGTAGCCGCTTCATACGCATAACCGCCAGCAATATTAAATTGCAGCCCGAGGCGCTCGGCACTATCAGTCAGCAGCGTATGCGCCTGCTTTGCCACCTGAGCCTGGGCAACAACCTGCTCAATGCCGCCGTCAAGAATTCTGACGAATGCACCGAAGTCTCCGCCCAGCGCTTCCAGCGCGGCGCGGGGCCGCTCATTAAGTGCAAATTCGATCAACTCACCGGCGTTACGGCTCGATGCCTCAAGCCCTTGCACTACCGATTTCATGCCCTCGATTTCGGCGGTAGTGGTTGCCAGCGACGCGACTAAGTTATCTCGTGCGACCGCTTCGGCGGTTAGCTCTTCCGCCCAGCCTTTGTCTTCTCCAATCCCTGCCCGCTGTAAACGCTCAGTGCCCCGGTCGAGGAACCCGGTGTACCCGAGAGCCGACTGGCCATAGAAATTGGTGCCGTCGTCTTGATGCTCAAATACGCCATCTTTACCGCTGCTTGCGTACTGCGATGGGTCGTTGGTGGCGGTGGTGCCAAAGCGGCCTTTGAACTCGGTCTCATTGCCGAACATCGAGCCGATGCCGCTACCCAAAAACGAGCCAATAGCAGCGCCAAAATACGTGCCGATAACGGGGATAACGCTACCGATGGCCGCGCCTGCCGCCGTGCCGATAGCAGCGCCGGTGTCAGAATCTCCACCGCCGCCGAACACCTGGTTACCGGCCCATCCGCCAGCGAAACCGGCACCGGCTGTATAAAGGCCACCCGCAAGGCCTGACGCGGTGCCGCCACCTGCCCAGCTCGGGGCGCCGTAGCTAGTGGACGCCAAACCACCAGTAGCCGCATTACCGTATAACCCTCCCTGGGCGGCGCCGGTAGACGCACTGCCGTACAACGTTCCCGCTTGCGCGGCGCCAACATTGCTATACAGACCACCCGCGCTTGAGCCGCCACTAAACCAACCACTGGCGGTATCCCAACCGCTTTTGAGCATGCCGGGGTTGATGTTCTGGAGCGACATGCCAGATCCACCACCCTGCATACCGGTGGTGTCCAGCCCCATCATGCCCGCGACTTCAAAGGTCAGCTTTTGCGTGGTGAGCATGTGGGCGATGTTGGCGAACGTCTGTTCGAAAGCACGCTCTACGGTATCCAGCGCACTGGTTGAGCCATCGACTAGGCCCAGCCATGCATCACGCCCGGTGTCGTCAAAGCTGCGTAACGTGTTGTCGGCGACCGTGCCCCAGGTGGTGAAGCTGTTGGCGATTCGTTGGCTGGCGTCTTCGGATGCCTGGGCGGTTTTGTCGGTTTCTCGTTGGGCCGCCTGGAATGACTCTTGTAGCAGTCCCATGGCCTGCATGTACTGCACGGTGTTCATGCGGCCGCTGGCGAGCGCCAGGTTCAGCACGCCTAAATCTTTAGCGTATTGGCGCGCTGCGCTGCGGTTGGGCTGGATGCGGTCTAGTAGGTTTTCGTAGGCGCTTGATAGCGTATTGGTGGCTTTGGCGGCTTCGCGAGCCGCCGTTGTAGCGACCTCTGTGACCTCTGTATCTTCCTCCTGCGCCTCTTTGCGTTCTTTCCAGCGGCGCACGCTTTCGCGGTAAGTGGAGTTTCGGCGCTGCTCAATTTCAAGCAGGCGTCCCTCAGCCTCTTCTACCGCGCGAATCCCCCGAACTTCCTCTTCGTACCCCCCCGCTTCTACTTCTCTAAATGCAGCTCTTGGCCCTTCTCCTTGGTCACGCTCTGCGCGCAAATTTGCGAGCTCTTCTCGCGCCGCTGCGGCTTTCAACGTGGCCTCTTCCAGTGATTGATTTAAGCTCGCTAAGGATTCGCTTAAATCATCCTGCGACATATCCTTTAGTTCGGCTCGCAGATCGGCAATTTGCTGCTCTGTTAATCCTGCCTTCTGAGTTGTTAAGCCAAGTTCATCGCGGAATGTGTAGAGAGCTAAACCCGCAAGTGCTATAGCGCCAGCAGGGCCGCCCATTAGCAACCAAGCACTTGATGCTGCGCGCCCAGCAGCAGCAAACGTGCGGGCAGCCACTGTGCCGCGCGCCATTGCAGCGGTGTTAGCATTCATTGCCACGGTGTGACTGGCGGTCGCTGCAATAGAGCGTTCACGGGCTAAGCGAAGGCGCGTCAGCGCTGCAGCATGTGCATCTGTACCCCGAGCGGCTTGCTCTTCAAGGCGTGCCGAGCTAAGCAGCATCAAGCCTGTCTGTTTTTCGGCGGCGGCTCTACGCACCGTCATTTGCAGTGAGCGTTCATCCGCTGCTGCGGATGCAGCACTTGCTGCATTTTTCTTTATCATTTCCTGGGTGGTATTGATCAACGAGTTAACGTATCGCCCACCCATGACGACCGCCGTCAACGTAGCTACATCTTTTACTTCATTGAGTATGCGAGAGGCGCCACCTACTTCATGAATAAATGAGCTAGTGGCTTGTAGGCCCGCCGTCATTGATGGCACCAGATCCGTCGCTATCGTCGCGCTGATCCCTTGCGCCGCAAACTTCAGCCTATCCACCTCGTCGTTATAGGTGGCCATGGCGTTGGCGGTGTCTTGAGTAATCGTCAAACCCAGCGCATCCGCCTCCGCCCGCATGGCGGCAATAGCGGTGGTGCCCTGGTTAACGATTTGCACCAGCTTAACGCCTTCGCTATCCCACAGCTTTTGCGCCAGCGCTACACGCTCGCTGCTGCTTTCCACGTTCTGCATCGCCTCGGCAATGCGCTCGAACTGGTCTTCTGGAGCTAACTGGTTTAGCTCTCTAGCGCTTAGCCCAATGCGGTCTAGTGCTTCTGCCGCGACGCCGCTGCCTTCTGCTGCTTCCGCTATCCGGCGTGTTTGGCGCTGCCATGCGGTGGTTAGCTGGCCAAATTCAACACCGGAAAGCTTGGCCACATAGTTGTACTGGCTAAGGGCTTCGGTGCTGGCCCCAATCCGTAGGTTGGTTTTCTGTAGCTGGTCGCCCCAATCAATTTGGTTTTGAATGGTGTTGGCAGCAAACATGCCTGCAAGTGCGCCAGCGATGGGCGCCGCAGCACGGCGAAGGGTCTCAAGCCCTTTGGTTGCGACGCCTGCACCTGTATCAATTTCTCGAAGCTGGCGGCCTGCGTGGGCAGCATTTGTGCCAAACTTTTTGGACTGGCGGGAGCTGCGCCCAAACCCTTCATCCAGGGTTTTTAGCTCTTTGCCGGTTTTCTGAATGGCACGAATGCCACCACTGGCATCGCCGGTAATCATGAAGCCAGCTTGATAGTCACGCTTAGCCATGGAGCGATCCTTAAATAGCGGGCACAAAAAAACCCGCAATAACGGGCGTTAAATTACAGGCATAAAAAAACCCGCCGAAGCGGGCTCTGTTAGCCGTTAGTTTTTACGTTTCAAATTGAATATGCAAAGGGCCGGGATTCATGCCGATAGAATAAGATCGGCGAACACCATCAGAATTTATGAATTCGATAATATTCTTGCCTTTCACAACCGCCTTTGCGGCCTCTAATTCTGTTGTCGCAGGCTTTTTATTAACACTAATCAGGATGAATCCTTCTTTAAGCAAGCCTGATAGAGGCGAGGCTCTGTGAACGCTTAAGACTTTTAACCCCTTTCCATCCCAGTCTCTTTCAACCTCGTTTTCATTTACCGCATCAGGATCAAGCAACGGAGGATCTTTATCAGGCGTTGAAGTGGTAACGCTAGCAAGCTGGTCACATGAGTTTTTATAAATACTGTTTATCATACTGAAGATCGCTGCAAGCATTGCGGCACTCACCGCCTGACCGATCGCTATTGCCCAGATGAAGACATTGGGCTCTCTGACTGTTTCCATCCGGCCAAAGCTGTTTGGCCGAGCCACTTCAATAAAGCCCGCCATACTAATGGCCGCGACTCCTCCAATAACAGCAACCGCTGCCAATATCCAAGCCAGCGCCACCCAGCCAATCCAGCGCTCTCTATCTGGTAGTGATTTAACCATCATGCGTTCCTTCTATATGAATAATTAGCATCTAACCTGCCAAGATGAATATCAATATACCAAACAGGATAATTGCAGCTATTGCCCACTCCCACTTTGGATAGCCTAAGATCTTATCCTGTTCGGGTGGCGGAGCCTGCGGTGGTAATGGCGGGGTCTCATCAATTGCACTGGTAGGCTCGGGAGATCTTTCGCCTTCCAACCCCGCGGCGTGCACCCTAGGCTTTTCGTTTATTAGGCAACTTAAGCTGGAACCGCCTGCCATGAGCTTCATCAACTGAAGTGTGGCTTTTGCATCCGGCAACGCTCTATGTTCCATACCGCTAAACGCCAAGCCATGATGCTCCATCGCATCGGTTAGCTTATGCCAGCGCCACCCCCTTCTGCGGGGATTGCGAACGCCTCGCCATTCAGCATACGCCAGCATCGCACACTGCCAGGTAACGTTTTTTGGTGGCTCAAGCCCTGCTGCCTTAAAGGTGTTTTCGATAATCCGCTTATCGTATGCCGCGTTATAAACCACGATTGTTTGATTCTCTAGAAACGCTCGGAGCACATCCGCGTGCGCCTCTATACCCGCCTTATCTTTTATATCCATATTGCGAATGCCATGGATACCCATGGCCGTTCGCCCTATTGGCTTGCTGGGCTTGATAATTTCGTCGAACAGAACCTCGCCTTCCGTGGTGATGATCGATATTTCGCAGGCTTCCGCGTCATCCTCCAGGCCGGTTGTTTCTGTATCGAGTATAAATGAATAGCGCTCAATCCAATGTTTGGCTTGCTCTTGTGGCTTCATATGCCCTCCCTTGTTCCCAAGGTAAAGCTAAACCAATCAAAGGCGATGCTCCAGTATAATTAATCCACGGGCTATGCCTGGGCAGCGAGGGCCCAGTCATTTATTGGCCCGCAGGGCGGGCCTTGTGATTATTTAGCCGCTAGCTTTCGCGAGGCGCTTTTAACGCGATCAGCCGTTCATCCGCTTGCGGCGCCCATTCGTTGTACTCGCTGATTGCCTGCATCAATTCGATGTCAGTCGCTTCGAGTGTCTTAAGCTTTTTGTACGCTTCATCGGCGTTAAACGTGATGACCGTTGAGGACATGATGGGCGGATTTCCTGAGGCGGCGAGCTGGCCTCGGAGATCGACAAAAGCCCTTTGCCGGGTCGCTTTCAGCGTCTCGATTTCTTGGCTCAGTTTTTTGCACCGGCCCAGGGCCTCGTAATTGGTTTCCATCTACCTTCCTCCTGGTTACCGCGCCAGCGTGTTTTGCAGGCAGCCGGTGGTTTTGGCGAGCGAGGCAACCAAGCTTTCCAAGTGCGCCAGCTTTTCCTGGGCCCCGCGCTTGTTGATGCCGTTCATCGAGCAGAGGTGCGTGAGCGCTTTAAATTCTTCCTGCACGTTAGCAATGCTGCTAACTCGAATGGCAGCACCGGTGCGGGAGGCTTCGGCTAACTGTGTTAACAGGCGGCGAATATCGGAGTGATACATCGCATCCATGCCGACGATCTGATGCTCTTGCCATTCCGTCCACTGGCGGGTTAACGGGTAGTCGATGGTTTCCGCTACCGGTGCGGGCAATGTTTGCTTGCCCAGGTAGTCACCCTCTAGCGCCATGCGGTGAACGTACTCGACCGCCTCCGGCAGTTGCTCGGGGCTTAGCTCGTCAATGTGGTCAACGTTGAAACGGTGGTGGACCAGGCAGTAAGCGGCGCTGTGCATTAAGCCGCGCTTGGTGGTCAGCATGGTGACGGCTGCGCGTAGGCCAGCGCGTTCGTCTGGGGTGGCAGTGCGCTTTAGCTTTTCTGCCATCCAATTAAAGGCATTGATATAGGCCACTTTGATTTGCGCAGCTTTCTGACCAGTGAAGCCCATCACCAGAAACATGAAGCCGTCTTTGTCCATTTCGATCACACGAGACTCACGAGTTGCACCCTGCCCTAAATTAACGGTTTGAACATCAGCCCAAAAATGGGCTGATGTAAATTCGCTTGGGCAATCAAGCTCATCGAGCTTGCGCAACACGTGCGAATGGCGCTTTCCGAAAGCCTCTGCAACTTTCATTGAAGTGGTACGCAAAGCACCCTGAACGGACTTGATGAAGTCTTCAGGGCTGTTTGAAATTTGGGTAGTAGCGATAGCTGTCATGATGATGATTCCCCTTACTTAGTTTGAGAATCCACCAACACTCTTCCTACAGAATGGAGGCGGACTGCGCACAGGGTAGGAATACCGGTGTAAGAGGAAACCGGCACACCCGAAGGTGTCCCATGCACAGCCCGCCATAACAGGCATAAAAAAAGCGCTGTTAAGCGCTGTTGCTGCGCCTCTTACACATCGGGTTCCTACGCCCGAACCACTGATTTTGCAGCGGTAAGGGAATGGTGGCCCAACTCGGCGCATGCGTCAAGCTGCCTGTTTATTATGGTGGCGTTGCGGTTGCTTCTAAAGGGGGTCGGTGGGCCTGTTTGGAATTACAGGGGTTGAAGCCCTTTCCGCTTTGCGGTTAGCCGTGCCCTACTCTGGTCGAAGTCTTCGCCGGTTTCGCAAGACGCCATGAACACTTCAAGCATGGAGTGGCCGTTTTGCAGTTTGTAGGCTTGCTCTGCCTGACGGGCTACTTTTAGGGCGATGCTCGATAGCGCTTTGATTACTACGCCTGTATGCGGATGTTGAGCCTTCCAATCTGGCTGAATGTCCGCTTCTACGTTTACACCCAGCAGCTTGGCAATCGCTTCTTCCCAGTCGGCGTAGTGCAGGTAGACCATCGTGGGGTAGATCAGGTGGCGTTCTGGGTCGCCTGCACTGTTGCCGGTTCTCTCTTCGTAGTCGTTGATGGGGTCGATAAAAATGTCAGTCAACGTGCTGAACTCAACGTGGCAGCCGTCTTGCTCTAGCGCCTTACTGAACAGCGCCAGCAGCTTACCGCAATGTACTAGGCCCTTCGTTACGTCTTGGCTGCCCATTATCCATTCGATGAGGCTTTCTTTGTTGTTTAAGTCTAGGCTCATGACTGACTCCCAAAGTTAATCGCTATCTGAGCCTGATCAAGCAAAGTGTCACGACGCTTTATAAGAGTGGGCATTCGGTAGCGGTGCAGGGCTAACTCACGGCCTGCGTTGCTGCCCTTTTCGCTTTGTTTCTCAGCCGCCAGAATAGCGGTATCGAGCTGCTGTCTGAAGCTTTCGTCACCTCGTAGCAGCCGATCAATCTGCATGTCACACCAGATTTCAAAATCGACCGATAGCCAGCGGGCAAAGCGAACAGCCATCTTAGGATGAAGCCAGGTGCCGCCGTTGCGGCCAGCCGCCACTTGCACCAGCCCTGTGGCCTTGGCTAGTTTAAGCGCGCGTGTCTTAAATGCTCGCGATCCTGTATCTAACTCTTTGAAATTACTTAATTCTGTCTGAGGGACAGAATTTATTCCCAAAACCTCTGCCAACTTTACCAGGTATTCAACCGTCGTTGATTGGCGTAGCCACTGGGTTGGCTCTTTTCCGAAGACTTTTGCAATGTCGGTGGCGTTGATCCATCCATCCAGATTGAAGCGAACAGAATGCCCTTGATAATCAAGCGGAATAACAGCGTTCATTCGTAGTACCTTCTAGGGTGATAAGTCCACGTTCACACGGGTGCTGGCAGCCCACAGAGTTTTGGCACTAGCTGCCGACCCCGTAGACTTATCCCGTAGAACTCTGTGTTGGTGCGCCGTGTGAAGGGCGCATAAAAAAGCCCCAGCGGATGCCAGGGCAGTATTGATGTTGGTCGTTGGTGTAGCGCGTTAAAGGTGGTGAAGGAAGCTAAGGCTGTAAGCGATTGCCCATGGTTTTGTATCCAGGCTGTGAATTTTCACAAATTGTGCTTAGGCGGCTCGACTGCTATTAACCATCTTCAACCAAGATAAAGGTGATTTATGGAACAGAACGTATTTACAGCTTTTGTAGGCCGCGCCGAATCCTTCATGACTGACAAGAAAGGCGTTGTGTTTTTTGAATATCCACCGGGACAAGTTCCCGCGCCAGGTGATCGAGTCACTCTACGCATCGCCCCGGGCAATCAGCCTGTGGAATTTGTATGCCAAGGGCGCCATTTTGACTTTTCTGAAGAGCGTAAATGCACTCTTCATGTTGAGCTTGATCTGGCATAGCGTTGTTGCGATTGCTTCGACCAATCCCAAAGCGGCGGGCATCGTCCGCCGTTTGGTCAATTATGCCTGGGCTCGCTGGCTCAGCATTCTGCTGATTGACCAGCACTTCTAGTAGTTTGCGAACCTTGCGCATTTCAATGAGTAGTTCTTCCATTTTTGCAACTCCTGCTGGGGTAAGTTACGCCACAAACGCACCATCCCCTCTATAATCGGCCGGCAGATCCATCACATTCATCAGCTCCCGCACGTTGATGCGCTGCTGTTCTTCCTGCAGGAAACTCAACTCGGCGCGTTTCTCGATGATCTCCGTTACCTGCGCTTGCTGCTCGGCTTCCTGCTCGGCTAGGTGGCTTTGATCATTAAACGCCGCTAGCGCGCCCGCCTCGATGTGCTGGATCTGGCCTAGCAGTTTGTCTTGCTCGTCATAATCCAGGCGGGCAAATTTAGGGTGGCCATAGAGCGAGGTGTAATCGATCCCCAGGCGTTGCCCTCCCCCCATGCCTATGGCCGTGCGCCACTGGGTGCGCATGGCGAGAAACAGTTCCAGCGCTGGCCAGTGTTCTTCCCACACCTCGTAGTGTTTGGGCGCTTCGGTTACATCAGCGTCTTTCAGCCCCCAGCGGTCAGCGTCTTTCTTACGCTGATCCCTGGGGGCTGGGCCACTGGCCCACCACTGGCCAGCGCCGCTTAGTTTTTTGCAGCGGCCTGGTTGCGACCTTCCTGGGCGGCGTACCAGCTGAGGATCAACGGTCGGCGAATATAGGTTTCTTGCATTAGCTGCTCGACCAGCTCCTTATCAAACGGCAAATCCTTTTTGTCTTCGCCTTTGATACCGCTGATATTCACCAGATCTTCTAAAAACTCTTCATCTTTTTTCTTGCCTGACTGAGCCGCCTCAACGTTGGCGCGGTAGTCGTCCCACTTACGCAGCTTCCACTCTGCTTGAATCGTTGATGCTTTCTTATCGCCCGGCACTTGAATAGGCACATCGACAGTAATGGTGGGGATTTTCTTCAGAATGAGAGACATGGTGTGTTCCTGTAATTGGCACAAACAAGCACGCCACCCTTAGGCGGCGCGGTGTGGTTAGCGGTTATGGGTTGAGTGCTTAGCGGAAAACGTAGCGGTAGTCGCCATCGCCTTCGGGCGCGGAAAGCAGGCGGGTATCCATCGTGGAATGGGTAATCCCTTGAACCTCGGTTTCGGCGTAATTCGAGAGCTGCACGCGGGTGGCTTCAAAATCCACGATATTGCCGGGGGTTTTGTTATGGGAGAACGTTACCGTGTCTACTACCGTGCCGTTATGCGACTCAATCTTTTCATAGATATTGAAGTCAGCAAGGCGCGGCTTCTGGATATTGACCTGCCCAGCGGCATTCCGGTTAGTCAGGTGCACGCCCTCATAACCGGGCAGGTTGCGGTGCTCTACCTGTCCAGACATATCGAACGACCAGGACTGCATCGGCGCAGCGTAGCCGAAGAACGTGAACGTGCTGTTTTGCTTGTTCACCGGCACTTCGCCAGCCTGGGGCGCACGGGTCGCGCCTGCAGGCGGCGCTTCAGTTGTTGGTCGCACATATAGCCCGGTGAGATTGAACTCAAAGTAAGGCATGCCTTTAGCATCGGTGGTACGCGTCAAGGTACCGCGCACTCCCGGTAATACCTGCAGCTCGTCATCATCAGACCACCAAAGCAGCGAGATAGAACTGAAGTTGCTGGAAACCGGGTCGTATATCACCTTCTCTTCGTCCACGGTCATATCGATTGTTTCGCTATGACCAGAGCACAACATTAACGGCCAGAATGAAGGCGGCACGCCGGGCGTCCCTGAGCCTGCGTAGGGTACGCGAATCGTACGCGTGGAATACGGCGCAACGTTGATCTGCTCGTTAGCACCAAAGCCCGGTTTGACGCGCTCGCGCTCGGCGGTATCGCCTTGATAAACGCCCGGCGAATCCTTGGTCATTACATCAAAAAACACGGCGGTGCTTAGGTCGGTGGGCGTGACGCCGTACTCATCTTCAATGACCGCCGCAACGGTCAGAATTCGCCAGAGTAGTGGTTCATTACTCATCGCCTGTTACCTCTTTTTTGGCCACCGCCTTGGTGGGCTTGGGTGCTACGGCGTCGGCTTTCACCGACGCGGGTTTTGAATCGGGCGCTTTCGCGGTCTTCACGGGCGCCGGTTTGGTTTCGTGCGTTAGCACACGCTTGCCGTCACGGATCTCGTAGCGGCCTCCAATGCTGGGCATGGGGGTTTCCTCCAGGCGTAAAAAACCCGCACGCGGCGGGGCTGTTTGGGTGGTGGTGGGTTAGCTACGAATCAGGCGATCATAGCTGTACAGCTCACGCCAATAGACGTGACTGCCGGAGACAGCAACGCGCTGCCCGCCTGCGTATTCCAGGGGGGCGACGGCATCTGCCGGGTTCTCTAAACCCAGCAGGGCCGCCGTAATGGCGCGGCGCTGTGTGTCGACTTGGCTTTGCTCGGCGACCAGTACCACTGCGATATGCTCGGTAACGGTTTGCCGCACGTTCATGGTGCCTAGCTCATTGGGCGTTGTAGCGGCATGCACGGGGTGCACGAAGGCGGCGGGCAGTGCAGGCGCTGACATCGCTAGGCTGGTGGCCTGTAGTTCGAAGTGAGCGCGGTATTGCTTTTGGTCATATTCGTAATCGGTGGCGGCGTCGGTGATCTCCCAGCCTTCACTGCCACTTTGCGCGGCGACCCGCTCGATGAGCTGGGTGCTCATAGTGCGTAGCGGGTCAAACTCGGGTGACCGTAGGCTGAGCACGTAGGTGTCTACGCGCCCCAGGCGATAGCCGTCTACCTCGATGCCGCTTTGGCCTGCCAGGTTATAAACGCCATTGGTACCGGGGGCATCCGCCGGTAGGTTGAGCGGCCATAGGGCGCTGTTGACTACTGGATCCACCAGCGCAACCAGACCGGGCACGGTATCGGCGCGGCTGGGATCGGCTTCGCTGCTCGGGGCTGCGGTAATCCCTGCGCCACTGAGTGCGGTAATGATGCTATCAATCACAATATCTGTCCTCGGTTACGCTGACGATCAAGATACGCCGCCAGTCCTTCGTAAAAGCGCCCTGCCGCACCACTGGCGTTTTTGTCAAAGGCGGGCTTCATGAATGGCTGTGCTTTCATTCCAGGAGCGTGATAGCTGTAGAAGGTATATTTTCCGTCCGCTTTCCAGCGCTGGTGTCCCTTTAGGTTTCTGCGAACCTCTCTGGTGCCAGCATCCACGCCATGCTCAACAAGGCGAGCCTTATAGTCCTGCGCATACCCTCCTTGTTTCGTTACCGCGCCTATAAACAAAGCAGGGTTATCTGGCGCTAAACCATGCTTTTGCTTAAAGCTTTTGCTGAGCGCTCGAGTGCCTATTGATCTCTTTAACTTCCCAGTACGAACCGTTACGCCGGCCTTCATGGCTGGCCGTATAGGTCTGGCGACCTCTCTTAAGCCAGCCGACACCGCCCTGGTCTTTATATTCTTCTCCAGGTCTCTCAGGTCTCGCTCCATCCGGTCTAGGTCGTCAGCTGATAATTGAAAATCAAACCCACTCATGACACATCAGCTCCAGTTCAACGCGGCGCCCGCCCAGGTCGATCGGGCGGCCTTCCAGTTGGTAGGTCACCTGGCCATGCCGTAGGCGTAGGGTTTTGCCGGTGGCGGCGGCGATGTCTGCCCGGTACCGGATGCGGATGCGGGCGGTGGTTTCGGCGTTGGCCTCTTGGGCAGCAAACAGCGTGCGGCCGCGTAGCTGTTCGACCTCTGCCCATACTTTGCCGCCAGGTTGCCACTCTTCCGGTGTCGCGCCTGAGTCGGTGCGCTCGCCTTTCTCCCACCATTCGAGGGTGACCTGCTCTCGCTTCTTTCCGATCTGCATGCTTTACCCCACGCTATGGATTCGGTGTGGCGCCAGCAGCATATCCACGCCCATAGGCGCTTCGCTGGATATTGTGCCGATGACCACGCTTTCGCGGTTTTCGTACCAGTGCCCGACTAACAGCAGCACCGCAATGTCTACGTCAGGCGGAGTATCTTCCGCACCAGCCGTGGCAGTGATCGTGATGCACTCGGGTTCATCTGTGGTGCTTGGCCATCGGGTGCCCCACTGTGGCGCCAACAGCGGGTAGATGGGCCGGGTGTCGAGCCTCAAGGTTTCGGCATCGAGTGATTGCTCATTGCCTTCGGGGTCGATGTACTCCATTGACTCGATGGCGGTCACCGGAGACCACGGTAGCTCTATTGCTTTGCTGCCCATTGGGAAGGCATCAAGCACCAGGGTTTTAGTGCGGCTGACCAGCACTGCCTGGGTATCGTGTTCGGCGTATTGGTAGGCTCCGTTGATGAGCCCTTGAATGATCGCGTCTTCATCGGTGTAGGCCGTTGCTTCCTCTTCGGTAATAGCTAACCGAAGGTGCAGTTTGGCGCGTGTTAACGTGATCATTCAGGGACTCTCAAAAGTACGGAAACAACTCATAGCCAGAAACAACAACGCCGCCCAGCGGCGGCGTTGGCATAACGATAAAAGCAGCGAGGGCTAAACCTTGTCGGCGCCTTCGGTGCCTTTGGCTGGTTTATTCGCTGCATCGGCTTTGGCTTTATCCGCGGCGTCGGCTTTGAACTCCTCGGCAGGAACAGCGATCTTGCGATCCTTTAGCTGTTTGGCTTTCGCTTCTGGGAAGCCAGCGCGATCGTTGCGGGAGTAACGGCCATAGGGTTTTAGAAACACCATGGTGTGTAGCTTTTCAGCGGGTTGTTTGGTGGCGGCCATGGTTGGCTCCTGTCATGAAAAGGGGGTAATAACGAAGGCCCGCACGCGGCGGGCCTTCGGCTATTGCTTAGCTGTTCTACAAACAGGAAAGCCTTACCAGGTGACTTCGGTACCCAGCACCAGGCCTTCTGGGTGGCGGAAGGCAATATCGTGCTCTTTCACTACGCGCAGGAGCGATTGGTTACGGCTAAACGCAGACACCAGGTTGCCGCTACCGTCCTTGTAGGTGGCTTCGCGGCTGAAATCGATGGTCATCACATCGCTTTCACCGATCACGACATCGTTGAAGTCCGCGAAGTAGATCTCGGTTTCGTTGTTGGTGCCCGCTGTTGACGTGTCCAGATTCACTGGGATGGTGGTGGTTTGACGGATGGGGTATCCCATCAACTGCCCCTGAGCCATCTCGGGGTACACCTTGTTGCCGTTACCGTCTCGTAGGCCTAACAGCTTGATATACGTACGTGGTGCAAGCCCCCAGCCGGGTTCAATCAAAAGGCTGTCACTTTCCATTAACTTCAGCACCAGGCTGTGGAGATAAGCGTCAATAGTCGCTAAGTCTGCTGTACCTGACCATGGCACTACGCGGCCTTCGGATACACATACAGCGCGGAAGCCCGTGGGCGTGTCGTTTGTGCCGTCATCGCGAAGGAAAGCCTTATCCTCACGCACCGCCATGCTTGCCAGCATGTCGTTTAGGAACAGCTGCTCTACCTGGAAGCCAGCACGCCCGATTAGCTGGTTGCTCATAGGCACCAACGTAATCATAGTTTTGGCGTTCAGTTTCACATCGTCAGTGTTAGCATCGCTCGCCAGCACATCGGAGCCTTCCCCCACGTAACTAGAAGATGCGCCAGACGCCATGCGCGGCATGCTTAGGTTGCCATTCGGCAGCGGCATGGAGCGGGCGCCAAGTCCCCGCACGATGGTTTTAGGGCGAAGCAATTCAATCACTTCGTTATGCATGTTCTCTGGCACCAGCGAACCGCCGGAATTTGCACTGGTGTCGATGGCCATCGCTACGTCAGCATCGCCGATTTCACCGCTGGCGAACTTCGAGGCCAACTGCATATCGCCTTTACCGGCGGCCACGGCCATCGCCATGCGCGCCACCTTGGCGCCGGTGTACTGCTTAAGCTCGGGTTTGATATGCACCGCGGCCGATTGACCACCACCAAAAGCGGGTACCTCTTCGGCGGAAGCGGCATTCATGCGCTCGATGTTTTCAGCGCGGGAAAGCTTGGCGCTGATTTCATCAAACTCGGTGGCCAGCTTTTCAAATTCAGCCAGCTGCTCTTCGTTCAGCTCGCCCGCTTCCATCTCAATAGCGGCCAGCGCCTGCACTTGCGCGTTAATCTCGGCACGCTTGCGGCGGAGTTCTTCAATGCCCATGGGGTATTTCCTCTTCGTTTGTTCAAAAAAATGGCGGCCCCTTGGCCGCCGTGGTGTCGCTCCGCCGCGTGGCTAGAGCTGACAACTGGTGTCGAGCGCCCGCGCCTGGGCGCGAATGCTTCGGTTATTTCGTGGGGTGGTGCCGGTGTTGCTGGTGTAGCGCTGCGCGATGGTGTCGATGGCGTCTTGTGCGGGGGCGATCTCATCGATGAGTTTTAGGGCAAGCGCTTCTTTTGGCCGGAACAGCCGTGCCTGGGTATCAACGATGGCGGACACATCCAGCCCGCGGAAGCTGGCCACGGCTTCTGTGAATTCGCTATAGGCGACATCCAACATTCCGTTAATCTCCTGCACGGCTTGGTCGGTGATCGGCTCATGAGGGGAGGCGTTGTTCTTGTGGTCGCCGCGATAGTAGGTGTTGTACTTAATACCGATCTCTTCTTCCCAGCGGCTGACTTCGTAGGTCTCGATAATCACGCCGATGGAGCCCACGCCCGCGGTGGGGCTGGCGACAATGCGAGAACAGGCCGACGCCAAGTAGTAGCCCGCTGAGTAGGCGGCGAAGTTAACCAGCGCCGTGATGGGCTTGATGGCCGTACTGGCACGGATAAAATCGGCGAGCTCTTTACAGCCCATTGCGTGGCCACCACCGGTGTGGAAATCGAGCACAATCTCTTCAACCATTTCATGCTTCAGCGCGGCGTTGATTTGGCTGCGCAAACGCTCGTAGGAAAGCAGCTCTTCACAGGCGGCAGTGATGTGGCCACGCCGCGCCACCAACACCCCGTGCACGGGAATGACGGCGATGCGACCCGACACCTGCAGGTTCTGCATTTCGCGATCTTCACCGTGGCCGGAATCCATACCCAGGCTTTGCGGTAGGTCGTTAGCGCGCCCTAGCAAGCGAGGCTCCAGCACGTTACGCACGGCCTGTACCAGCGTGGGGGTGGCGTACAGCGGTGTGTTGAACACCATCGACGCGATGTGCGGGTAGTTGATCATTGCGTGCATGCGAGTATTCCCTCGATCTCTTGCATTTGTTGGGGCGTGGCGTTGAGCGAGCCTTCTAACTGTTTCGAATCGATCATGTTCATCGGCGTTAGATAGCGGTCACCACCTGCAATCGGCGGCATATTTTCCAACCGGCGAATATCGTTAACACTGAGCCAGCCCCACTGACGGGCAATGGCGTAAGATTCAAAGCGTGACTTCTGGTCACCGCGCAGCAGGCCGGATACGTTGAACTCGATGTAAAGGTTTTTGCGCTCTGCCGGTAACAGCAGGTCGCGCATCATCGCGGCCTCTTTGCGCTTGATCCACGGCATCAGGGTGTAGATAACGAACTGCAGGCCCAGGTGCTCGATGTTGTTGAACGTGGCCTTATCCAGGTGCTGGATCATGTTGGGCGCAACGCGGTAAAGGCGGCACACTTCCACCACACCGAAGTTGCGTGACTCAAGCAGCTGAGCCTTTTCGTTGTCCATCGCCAGCTGCTTGTACTGCATGCCCTCCTGGAGCATTGCCACTGAGAAGATGTTGCGAAGGCCGCCGCCATGCCGCTCGGTAAACTTATCTAAAATTCGGTCGACATTTGCTTGGTCTTTAATCGCTGGCGATTCACGCGGGCGCTCGATCACCCCCGCCATTGTCGCGCCACGCTGAAATACCGCGGAAGCGTGACGATCCGTAGCCATGGCTAAGCCAATGGTGTCCGCGTTGGTAGCGATGGGCGATATGCCAACATAGCCATCAAGTGAGAACGCCTTAACGTGATGCACTGAGCGCATCGGCAGTATCTGGTTTTTGTAATCCAGCATCTGGTAGTAAGGCAGCCCATCCTGGCCTTTGAGCACCCCTACCTTTTTAGGGTGGATGGGGATTAGTTCTATTGGGTAGCCAGCGCCATCGCGCTCAATTAGTGAGAACTCGTTTCCTTCAAGCGCCAGGTGTCCCATGCCCTGCTCGTAATACTCGAACGTGGTGTCTTTTCGGTTGGGCTGGCTGTGGATCACGTCATAAAGGGGGTGATCGGTCGCACGCTCGCGCCCGCCTTTGTCGTCGCGGCGGTAGAGCTCACAGGGCAATTGCGCCAGCGACTCCGCCAGCAGAGTGACGCAGCCACGTAGCGCGCTAACGCCCAGGGCGGTTTCTGTGTTCACCATGGTGCCAGCGGCGCTTTGGCGGCTGGTGTTAGAGCTCACCCAATTGCCTGTCCAATCCTGGCTTTTCTGCGGGCTGCCGGTGGCGGGTGAGTTGAAGAGGCTAGGCCAGAACATTAGCTATCCTCTTCGTTTTTGGTGACCGGTGGTGGTTGGTTTGCCTGGGCGGCTGCTTTGGAGGCTAGCCACGACCAGAACAGGCAGAAGCTGCCCGCGACGATATAGCCCGCGGCGGGCAGTACCAGCCACGCGCCAAACGCGACTAGCCCGACACCCAGCAGGCCAACTGTGAAGGTGATGAAATTGATCAGCATGTAACGTCCGAGGTGTCGTATATGGATTCTTCCGGCTCGTCGTTTTCGGTGAGCACGGCGCGACCGAGCGCCATCAAGATGGCGATGATGCCGTCGATCTTGTTGTCGGGCTTTTCTTTGCGTGGGTAGATGTTGTCTTTAGCGTCTGCCTTGGCGACCACGTTGCTGGCCATCCAGGTGAGCACCGGATCCTTGGCATGCCGGAAGCGCCCGCCTGTGATCGCGGCTTCCATTTCCCGCATGGCGGGGCTCATGTTTTGAACAGTGTTGCGGTACTCAACAATGCTGGCACCGTCTGCCATTAACTGGTGGGCAAGCTGGGTAGCACGCCAGGGGTCGTAGGCGATTTCGGTGATCTCGAATAAACCCGCCAAGTCTTTGATGTCATCGCGGATCACATCGAAGTCCAGCTCTTCGCCATCGGTAATGATCAGGTCACCGCTATTCACCCACGTTTCGTAAGCGGCCTTGTTGTTGCTCGCCCGCTCCACCGCGCCTTCCGGTAGGTAGTTACGAACGAATACCGTCCAGCGCGTTTTCATGCGCCCTTTCTTATCGGGCACTTCGTCACGAAACAACAAAGCGATGCTCGCGATGTCGGTCTTACTGGCGAGATCCACCCCTAACCAGCAGGCCTTGCCGATGAAGTCCTCTATGTTCAACGACTCATCACCCAGCGCGTGCCAGCTGGCCATGTTGAGCCACGCGGTGCGTGCGCTCACCCAGACATTCAGGTGCTTAGTGAGGAAGCTGTTTTGTCGGCTGGGATAACGAACGGCGTCGCGTTGGGCCTTGAGTAGAAACTCTTCACTGACAGATATGCCAAAGTTCGGGTTAGCTTTGCGCAGTACCGCGGGGTCTTTCCAATCGTCACCATCGTCGATGGTGTAGATGATGCCGAATAGTTCGTCATTGGGCAGCGCATCATCAAGCATCTGCTGTGCTTGGCGGCGCTTGTCGTAGCAAGGGCCTGCTAGATTAAAGCCTGCCGTAGTGATGATGAACATCAACGGCTGGTCACGAGACCCCATGCCCGTCGCCATGGTGTCGTAGAGGTCGGGCGTTTGGTGCTCGTGGAATTCGTCAACGACTGCGCAGGATGGCGAGCTACCGTCACCCGGGTTCCCGATTAGTGGCTCAAGTCGTGAACCATCCTCGGGAATCGAGATGTTCTTCGCCATTATCTCGATGCCAGCCATGCTAACTAGCGCTGGCGATTTATTAAGCATCAATCGAGCGGGGCGAAACACTTCCCAGGCTTGCTTCTCTGTGGTGGCACCACAGTAAACCTCTGCGCCGTACTCCCCATCGGCGCACAGCATGTAATTAGCGACGCCAGCTGCAATAACTGACTTGCCGTTTTTACGGCCTACCTCGATATAGGCTTCAGTAAAACGGCGTAGCCCGGTTTTCTTTTTCAACCAACCAAAAATGCTGGCAAAGATGAATAGCTGCCACGGCTCCAGCGTTATCAGCTTTCTTTCACGTGCCCACTTGCCTTTGGTATGTGGAAGCAGTTGAACAAATTCACAAACCCGCTCGGCTTCGTCCTTATCGAATCGGTACGGATATGACCGGGACTTCTGCGCCTTGAGATCGTCCAGATGGCGCTGGCAGGCCTGCCGTACCTCCTTGCACGCGGGAATCTTTTTGGCCACTACGTCCCGAGCGTACTTGTTCGCGGCGTTGACGTTCGGGTAGCTGGCCATGGAGCTTCATCGCTTTTTGCCTATGAGGTCTTTGAATGGGTTACCGGCTTCTTTCGCACCAGGTATGGCGAGACGCGACCGGCTCGAAGGATCCAAGCCTAAGGCGCTGCCAAACGTCACAAGCTGCTTGAGGGATTCATTCGCCACCGTGCAAGCGGGGTTCTTCACTTCGGAGTTCATGCCCTGCACTGTGATTCCATGCTGGGCGATGTGGGCTTCTGCCTTTCGCCATCGCGCATAAGCGGCGCAGTACGCTTCCAGGTTTGAGAGATCAGAGCCGGTTAATATTTTGGAGCTCACTAGCCAAGGGCCAATTTTCTCCCACATCTGAATGCCGATCGGGTCAAGCCAATCAGGCGGAAGCGGCACTTCGGTGAGTTCATCGCCTTGGGGTTCATCGTGGTTAACAGCACGCTTTCCGGCGTTGCCTTGCACCGCTTTCAGGTGGCTCGGTTTAGGTTTGCGACCTCTTGTCATTTGCTAATTCCTCGCGCCGACCTGATTTTTCAATTTCGCGGGTATAAAAATAAGGCTAACGTGTCGGTGTCCAGGCTCGAAAGGCTGTAGGGATTTACCCCCCCTTCCCCCCAGGCTAATTAATGTGGGACCAACAGCGGCCATCCATTAGATGGGGTATATAGCCAGGGTGAATGTCGTAATCAGTCGCTATCACGCCTTTAGGCTCGCCACTTTTACAGCGACGCTTTATTTCAATCACCTGTTGCTCACTGAGCTTACGGCGGCGCGACTTCATTCCCAGGCCCAAGGTGCCATGCTTGATAGCGTCCTCTGCGTTCTGCTTTCTTGTTCCCCAAGCAAGGTTAACCGCTCTATTATCGAGACTTATTCCGTTAAGATGCCTGCCTTGATCAAAGGGTGTTGTTGGCAAACCCTCAAACGCCATGAGCACTAACCTATGAACGTCTTTTCGATGCCTTTCTTTTGCTCCATTAACCCTTACAAATATTGTTACTACCCAGTAATTTCTTCGAATTCTTTGCTTAATCTCTTTCATTTCGCCTGAACGATTGGAGAAAACCTTTCCATCTTCACTTGCGAAGTAGCCGGGATTATTAGGGATGGGAGCGATTCGCATGCCATTCTCCTTAACGTCATTAAGGTTGTTTGTTACGGCCTCGCTGGGCCTCTGCCTGCGTCTTGGCCTTGTGACACGGCCTGCATATCGCCTGTAGGTTGTCGTCGCTGTCGGTGCCGCCTGAGGCGATATTGACGATGTGGTCAACCTCAACGGCTGGGGTGTAAATACCTTTGTGTAGGCACGGTTGGCATAAGCCTTTATCACGCTGCAGGATGCGCGCACGTATGCGACGCCATGGCCTGCCGCCGCGATCCTGCTTAGCTGTGGGTGACTTCTTCCAGGAAACCGCTTGGTCGGCGTGCTTGTCGCAGTAGCCGTGCTTGTGCGTGGTCTTGCCTACACACATTGGTGCACGGCATGGGCGTGGTGGCGAGCTAGGCATTTGCTGACAGGAGTTTCTTAAGCCAACGGAAGAACCGGGCGACCTGAGCAACAGCAGCAGCTAACAGCCAGAAGGCGCGGTTGTTGGGTAGTGGCATTACTCATCCCCTGCATCGTTAGTTAGTATCTCAACCACCGCTGCCCGATCTGCATTGAACCGGCGGCGCATCGCTTCATACTCAGCGAGCAACAACAGCAAGCCTTTATGGCTTTGAAGAATTAGCGCTGGGGCGGGTAGCTCACTGGTGAGGTGTTCGGGTACTGTCGGGCCGTTGCACTGCATCTCCATCGGCTGGACGTTGGAGCTCGCGCACCCAGTCACCAATGCCAACAGGCAGATCCCTATCAAGCCACGCACGGATCTCAGCATTTTGCTCTCCCAGTTGATCAAGCGCGGCTGTGCTGGCGCTTATGTCTTCAGCGATAGCGCTTAACTTCCGATCACGCTCAGCCATGGCGGTGTTCAACGTCTCGATCTGCTGGCGCTGCCACTGCTGGTGCTCTTGCAGTATCTCAGCGCGGCTGCGCTGGCGCTCGGCTTCGGCTCGGTAGGCGTCTCGTTGGTCAGTAACGCGCTGCCAATAGAAGTAGGCAGCCACCAGGGAAAGGAGAAGCACGCCCGCACCTAAGGCTTTACTTTGGAGTTTGGCGAGCATGACGCGCCCTCTCTGCGTTCGGCTGTTTGATGCTGCGCAGGATGACCGCTGCGCTAGAAAGAATGGCACCGGCCAACACAAACCAGCGATCTGGGATAATGCCATTCCAAAAAGGCAGCAGAGCTTGTGCGGTGGTCACCGTTGCGAGGATCGCTGCATGATTAGACCAGAGCTTATGCCACTGCCATGCATCATCAGCTAGCTGTACTTTGATGCGTATCACTGGGCGCCCTCCAGCCGGTTCATACGGGACTCTAGTATCTCGATCTTGCTACGGGTTTCGTTGCGGTGAACTTCCGCCTCACGACGCGTAAGAAATTGCGAATCCATATCGCGCAAATCCTGGCGCAACTGCTCTGTCAGCGTTATCAAATGGCTAACGCGCTCATCTTGTCGAGCACTGCTCTCTGACAGCTTCAGAGTCGTGACGCCTTGCCAACCAATCAGGCCAGCAACAACGGCGAGCAGCAGTGTTTGCAGATGACGCTCTAAAATAGGTCTAGACCTCACGGCGTTATCGGGATTTTCTTCAGACATCCCGCCTCCTGGTGGGCCTGCGTGACTAATGATTAAGCGATGATCGCATCCACTTCTTCAATCCAATGGCCATCCCACTCTTCAGGCGTGTCGGCCCATAGATCGTGAAGCCCATCGCGATACGTCCGCCAATCAAAGCAGGGGCAACCGCGCGACTCATGCCCAGGGAATCCGTTGTGCCCCATGATGAGTGCCTCGGGATAGCGCTCGTGCAGCTCGGTAAGCAGTGCATCAAGCGCGCTCCATTGAGCCGCCGTGAAGTTATCTTCCGGCGTTACGCCGTCATCCTTCACACCGCCTGCCATACATACACCGATATTGCCGGGGTTGTAGCCGCCTACATGAGCGCCTTGAACATGCTCTGGACGACCACGCTCCAGGGTGCCATCACGGCGAATAACGTAGTGATAGCCAACGTCATTCCAGCCGCGGGCCAGGTGCCACTGGCGAATCTCATCCACGCCAATGTCCATGCTGGCCGTGGTGGCCGCACAGTGAATGGTGAGATAACGCATTAGCACCTCAGGAATAGAAAGGCCCCAACACGGCGGGGCAAGGCATTACCTGGTGGTAACGCAAGGGAAAGGGTGCCGGTTACGCCTCCGGCGCTGCACTGTCAGCCGCTCTGGTCTCTGACGATAGGCTGCGCTCAGTGAGTGCGCATACGTGTAACCCAAGCATCATTGGTTTATTAACGGTCACTGGCTTGCTAACACCAGCTCGGCACTACCCGACTCCCGACACCTGCGCAGAAACGCAAAAGCCCCGCCGGGTGACCGGCAGGGCTTTATGGTGTGTGGCGGCTAGCGTCATTGAGCGCCAGCCTAGAAACATAGTAGGACAACCGTAGAGGAAGAACAATACAATGTAGGTGCTTTTTTTATCGATACCGGCTGGTTACCGCATAAACGCGCTTTGCATGAAGTGCAACGGCCACGAAAAAAACACTCGCTGGCGGGGGTAGTCGTTTAAATGTGACGGTGCTACAACCCTTTAATTAAATTTATTGCTTGCTCGCAGTCATGGCGACATAGCTTTAGGCTGTCTGAGGTGAAGTCGATCCTCAGTTGATAGTCTGCATCACACCTAGCTTTGTGGCATTTTCTGAGCAATATGCCTACCCGCTTGACTCTCATCGCCTTGTCTCTTGGCGGCGTACTATAGCTAGAAAAGTATTCTGATAATTTTTGATGAGTTGAGCCAGCTAGGGTTGATGGTGAAACCTGCGCGTTAACATCAACATAACGAGTTGCAAAGTGGAATAATCCATAATAACTACGCGAAGCAGCGTTTCTACGGTCAACTTCAGATGCGTGAGAGCCACACAAATGGCTGGCTGCACTATCCAGCTGTTCAGGGGTTACTGGCATACTGATTAGCACCTTGCTCATTTGCGTCAATGCCACCAGGCACAAAAGAGGCCACCAATTGATCCCAGTGGCTGAAGCTTTCGTCGCTAACTATCCGCTCCAATAAATCATCATTCATTTCTATACAGCTATCAACATCAGTCTCTTCTACTAAATAAGTGATATGCAATACATGTTGACCATAGAAATGATCTTCTACTACATCAACCACATCAATCTGCTTACGCCTTGATTCCAGCACTTTCTGCACGTGGCAGTATACCTTTTCCAGGCCTACACGTGCTTCAGGATGCTTTTCAACATAACTTTGCAGCGCTTTGATAGGTTTCATAAGATCACTCTCGTCAATTGGGTCTTTAAGCTGATGCGCCGATTTGGTGGCTTGGCTTAAAGCCCAAGAAAGCTCACTAACATTTAGGGTTACCAAAGAGAGCCAGATGGCCGATGTAAGCATATCAACGCTCACATGACCTACCTCTAAAATGTGGCGAACTATCAATAGAGACTCATGGTATCTGGCGAATTTTGAAAGTGACGCTGAATAATTCCAGTTGATTGGAAAGTCATTCGGCTTAATAGCCAACGCCCGATCATGATTTGCTTTCGTGTTAGAAATATCACCCAGTTGAGCATACAGTATGCCGTCAAGCATGTACGCTGCCGCCGCATCATGAGATTTTAGCTTTGCTATGTCAGCTCTGAGCATGCGAACAGCAAAGCTTTTTTCATGCTTTTGACTTTCTTCTAAGCTAGCTACCTGCCTTACTTTCTCAAGTAGCTGATTGCTGTTAAGTGCGGGTGATGGCATCCATATCACTCAATTAGGTTCTATTGTGCTGGCTCCAGCGCTATATCAGCAGGCCCAACACATTTGCAGCTATGTCTGACAGAAAAACCCTGGCGAAAGCTCACCAAGGTTGTGGACATTTTCATAAAGACTACTGGCAGGGCACGCAACATTCAACTATTTAGTTGACAACTTTAGTGCAAAGAAGGCGTAAATGCGTCTATTTATTGCAGAGGAGCGATGCCTCCCTAAAGCTGCTCGATGAGGTGCGTGCAATAGCCATTTATAGCTTCGTCAGCAAAAGCAGCTGCACCCTCGCATGCTTGGCAGCATCCTTTAACGCCTGCCCACTCTTAAACAATGGCACCACATGCCGACTCTCAACGCGCTCGCACCATCCAGACTCATGCTGGATCATGTCAAAACACACCAGCGTCTTACCGCTCATCATGCCGGGAGAGAATCCTAAGAGCTGCGCATACGTGCCACAATCATCCGCTATCTGGTCGTAGCTCTTACCCCACGGGCCCGACACGCGACGGTCAGTCTTGGCCGCCTGAATAAGCGCTGCCAGCAGGTTACGAGGCGTCAGCCGTGCATAATTGAGGAACTGGCGCGCCTCTTCATGGGCAGTGTGAACACGAATGCCGCGATCATAAGCAATCACCAACGGATCGGCGGCAGCAGTACCGCCACCTGGATGCTCGCCAAGCTTGGCCGTGGAGCTGAACGGCTGGAAGCCAGGGTTCTCATGGGCGTACCAAGTGCGCCGCTCCACCTCTATATCCAATACTCGGTTCACGAACACCCGTGGCGCCTCCGGATGATGATCAGCATTCGACTCTTTCGCCACTTCACGCAACCGGCTCATAGGCATCCGCTCTAACACATCACGCATCGCGCTTTCCTCTTTCCGTAACGCTATGGCCATCGATAACCCCTTCTAAATAACAACAGATATGTTGCATTATAAACAGATGTGTTGTATTGTTGACTCATCAAAGCAAAGGAGGAGTCATGACATACAACGAGTTCGTCAGATGGTTGAAGAAAATGGGAGTTGAGGTCAGCAAAGGCAAAGGACGCCACAGCATGAAAGCGACCTACAACGGCAAAACGGTTCCACTTCCCTTCCACGGAGCAAAAGAAATAGGTGAAGGGGTCAGGAAAACCATCATCAAGCAACTGGGCCTCAAGTGAGGCCCCAACTTGCAGACACTCGAACGTCATGATTCCTGAAACACTGATAACGATTAGGAGATACCTATGCGATACCCCATCAAACTCGAACCCGATACCGTCGGTTTTATGGCAACCTCCCGCGACCTGCCCGAGTTTGTTGCCGCCGACGAAGACGAGCGCTCCACCCTGGTTAACGCCGTTGAGCTGCTGGAAACAACACTTGGCATCTATATCGACGAGCGCCGTCGCGTGCCACGCCCTAGCGAAGCTCAGGATGGAGAGCACCTGGTAGCGGTTCCAGCCTCGACCGTTATCAAAGTACTGCTCTCCGAAGCGATGCTGGATAAGGGTTGGCGAAAAGCAGACCTGGCCCGGGCGATGAACGTCGCGCCCGTTCAGGTTGACCGCATGTTGGACGTAAACCACAAATCCAAGCTGGCGCAACTCGAAGCGGCCATGGACGCTATGGGCCATCATCTGGAGATTGAGGTTGTCGCGGCATAACATCAGCCCTTTCTCCACTCGGTGCCACCTATGGGTGCTTTTGTGTAATGGCTATAAGACGGCCCCATGCAGGCGTACTCCTCTAGCACCCATTTGGCTTCTTCAAGCCCTACCGCCAGCACCGCGCAATAACCGCGCTCCTCTGCCTTCACCAGCCAATCATGCTGGCTATCGGCCAGGGGCGCGGTATGCGGGGGCGATGCCTTAAATTCCATGTAAAGCCCGTGCCACCCCCCGCGGGCATCCATGATCACTAGGTCACTCACACCACTTTTAACGCCCTGGCGCTTCATTGCCGCACCGGTGCTCTTGCTGCGCTGGCCACCGTTGGGAACGTGGTAGATGGCGTCGTATAGCTGCCCTACCAGCTCCCCGCGTTTCTTCTCTCCAAGCAGCCAGCGGATTAGCACCGCTTGCTCTTGGCCTTCCCAATCAACGGGCCTTGCTCTGGGCGTGCCGTCCGCTTTCAGCTTGCGGGGGCGGCGTGGCGTCTGCATACGTAAGCTCACACCACACCCCCTGAGATCCGCTCATTCAAACGCTGCTGGCGCTCCCATTTGCTGTAATCAGCCATTACCTTATCCAGCATGGCCCGCGCATTGTCGTTGTGGTCTAGCTCGGCACGGCTCTGGATGCCACACGCCTTGCGCAGCCACCGGGTAGCGCCAGCGGCTTTAAAGGTGCCGTCCGGAAATTCCCGATGTTCAAGCGCGTTGTTGTATCGCCAGCGCTGGTCTAGGTAGAGCCAGAAGCGAGGGTTCTGGCAAAGCATTGCGGCGCGGCGTGCCTGCTGGCCGCCCTTTTGATCATTGCCAGTCATCAAATTGCTCTCCCTGCTCATTAAGGTCATTGACCGCTTTAGAGAAGGCGATGGCCGAGCAAGCGACCGTAATAAACACGCCGCTCAGCATGCCGATTAAAAACCATGTCATGCCGTCCATCGCTGACCTCCCCGCTGTGCAATACGCATGCAGTGCTTGCATGCGGGCAATGCTTCGCCAGTCGCGGGGTCGCGAAACTCGCTAGCTGCCTTGCGGTAGTGGCACTGTGGGCATTTGGGCTGTGTGCAGGCCTGGCGGGTCATGATTCAGCCCACCCAGCCCCAGGGAGCTGTTTTCCTGCCTGCTCAGCGGCCCGCCAAACTGAATCGCCCACCTTTGGTTCTGTGCGTTGGCGCGGCATCGTGTAATAACTCTCAATCAACGGCACAGCAGGCAGTTCAACAGTGCCAAACGCCGTCAGCCTGTAGGCGTAGCCTGGGGCACGCTCGACAAACTCCTGTTCTACTAAGGCATCACACGCAACGCGGATCTCATGCAGCGATACCGGCAGTTTGTAGGAATGCGCCAGCGCCGTGAGGTGAGCCGGGCTGCTGGATGACATTCCCAGCAGGCGCAGTACGATATTTTGATGGTCGATGGGCTTAAGCGTGGGCATGGGAATCTACCTCCAGATCCTGGCATTCAACCTCACCCGCCTCAGGGTCGCCGCCGTCGATGCGCACAAGCTGCTTTTCATGGAAAACAGCAATCCCCGGCACATCAGGATGCTCACAATCCCATTCACCAAGCAGCGTTCGCTCGCCTTCCAGCGTCGGCTCCCCTGGTGGGCAGCGATCAATGACCCGGCATTGAGTCCAAGCAAGCTCAGGCTTGCGGATGGAATAGGTCACGTAGGCCAGACACCCCGGCTCGATACTCCTAGTCGCCATTACGCAGCCTCCCTAGCAAGCTTTTCAAAGTGGAATTCCACGCGAATATCGGTCTCCACGATCAACCCATGTTTCTTAGCCATGCGGTACGTGGGCGCGTTACGATCCAGCGCACCAACGTAGCCAGCCAGCACATCGCGCCATTGCTCTAGTGTGTATGTCGCTTTGGAGAGATTGCAGGGCGCGCAAGCGGGCATAAAATTATCAATAGCGTGGTTTTCGGGCCTATCTGCACCCACTAGGCGCGTCTTATATCCAGGCGATCCATCCCGGTATAACTCATGACGCCGAAGCACAGCCTTGACGTGGTCGGCATGCCAGCGCTGGCCTAACTCTTCGCCGCAGTAAGCGCAGCAGCCGTCGAACATGCCGAAGAGCACAGCGCGCTCAGCTTTTGTTAATCGCTTCACGACACCACCCCCTTAGCCGCTTCCACCGCCAGCGCCTTGCCGCTTTCAGTCAGCCCCAACACCTGGCGCGCTGGGGAGTCGGCGCTCATGCCCGCCACCTCGATGTATTTCAGGTCGAGCAGCTCACGGCAGCGGCCGCAAATGCTGGCTAGCGGTAAGCCGGTCGCATCGGCTAGCTGGTTGCGGGTCATGGGGCCTTTGCTCACCAGCGAGGCAGTCACCAGCCCACGCGAGGCGCTAAGCTTGCCTGAACGGCGGTGATCGCTGAATGCGGCTTGCTTAACTTCATTGCCGCTCGGCTGGAATGCAGTATTCATGGTTAACGTCCTCCCAGGGCGGCGCGTAGGCAGCGCATCCCTTGCTCTGAATTCATCCGGTGAGGCATGCCCGCCGCCTCGGCGCGCTGCTGGGCGGCTTCGCGGCTGGCGCGTTCTGCCCGTTCAGCGCGGTTCAACTGGCTGTCATGGCCAATCAACGTGCGAGCCTGCAGCTGCTCGCCTGCCATTACACGGTTAACCAGAGCGGCGTACTCTTTCCGGAAACGGCGCTCCATGCGGTCGGTGCGGCTTTCGCCCCCGCCGTGGGTCAGATCCCACCAGCCAACAGCTTGCCCTGCCATGCGTACGGCTTCATGGCTCCAGCGATGCCGCCCAGGCTGGTGAGCGTTTGCGGTGACTTCGCGCCATGCCTCGGCTTCACTGGGCAGCCCCAGGTCTTCCGGTTTTGGCTGGCACATCGCGGCAAAGGCGATTGGCGTCGGTGGCCATGCCTCGTCATTGGCTCGAGCTGCGTCCTGAACCTGCTGGCGCACACGGCGCAGGCCTAACGCCAACTGCGCAGGCTGGACTTGCTGCAGCTCTGCCCACCACGCACCGGTTTCATCGAATGCGCCCCACTGGCTGACAAACTTGCTCGCGAACATCTCACCCATGGCGTTGAACAGGTTGTCGATGTCAGTGGCGGTCAGTACTGGCCCATTCGCCGTCGAACGTTCGCCCTGGCGGCTCTGGCGCTCTGCCTTCGTGGGCTGCTCGCGCTTCCTGAGCGGTGAGACGGCGTTTTGGAGTGCTGTTGCGGCGGTTTGCATGGTGGCCTCCGGCAGTGGCTACGGCGGTTTGTTGGCGTTGTTGGTTCTCAAATACCCAGCGCACGAATCGGCGTGTCCAATCGGCGTGGGTATTGGTTCGCCCTGGCTGGGCGGCGAAGTGTTCGCGGAAGTCGAGCAGCGCGGCGTGTACGTTGGCATCCGGCGCCAGCCCTCGCTGCCAGCAGGAAGCGGCATAGGTTTCCGGTTCTGGTTCCCAGTCCAGGTGCATGGCAGTTTTGCGGGGCTGGGTCAGATCGTCGGCAGCGGGTTCGCCGTCGTCGGCTTGCTGGGCGGCTTGCTCGAAAACGTTCGGCGGGGGTGCCGTTCGTCCTGGCGGCTCGTGATCTTCACGCCCGCCAGAGAGAGAGGGGGTTAGAGTCCTATTGGTAGAGTCAAGGGGTGTCACCGGTGTCACCCTCCCCCTGTCACCGGTGTCACCCTCCCCTGTCAAATTGTCACCCTCGGTGGGTGTCAGATTGTCACCCTCCTCTGAATTGCCAGATATAGAGGGGGTGTCAGATTGACACCCTACAAAAAGGCCATCGACCGCCAGAAAATAGCGGTTGCTCATCTGCCTACCGTTCTTCGCTTGGCGGCTTTCGACCATCACCAAGCCATGCTTTTCAAGCAGGTCGATAGCGCGCTGCACACTGCGCACCGAGCAGCCCATTTCAAGCGACATGGTATTGATGGACGGCCAACTGGCGTGCTGCTCATCGGCGTAGTCAGCCAGCAGCATCAGCGCCAGCCTTGCAGGGGCTTTGACGGAATCAGGGAAGGACTTGAGCGACTGACGCGCCCAGTGCATTGCGTGCAGACTCATGATGCACCCCTGTCAGCTCGTATATCTGCATCTTTCTGGCGCTGCTTGGCTTCTAAGGCATCCGCCAGCCAGCGCAGCCACACCACAGCCTCGCGTTGAGGAGTGTTGGGTGGAAACAATACATAGGGCGCCACCAAAGCAGGCTCAATCACAGGAACAGCGGCAGCGGACTTAGGATTGGCTAATCGCCCAATTAGATAACCTGTTGCTATTCCCATGACATTGCTGGCTAACAGCGGGATTAGCTCGCTCATACCCACCCCCAAAACACTGTACGCACAAACAGAGCCACAGCGCTGGCGGTGCTGTTTAGCGTGAATGCATATACTGGAATCATTACGGCGCCACCTGCATATCAGCGAACAGATCAGGGCGTAGAGTGCGGCGAGTAAGTGCACCACCAGTCGCCTCCTCTAAACGCTTAGCCATATCGGCACTAGGTTGGCGCTCATACACCAGAACTTGGCGTAGATACTCGGCAGTGGTTCCAGCGCTCAACGCGATAGATTCACGCTGAGAAACAGATAGAGACTTCCAATAGCTACGGTTCGAGCTTTCTTGTTTCGAGCTTTGGCCCATTACTGCGCCCTCTTAAGTACCAATTTGGTACATAGTAGCTCGCTTCTTATGTACCGTAAAGGGACTGTACCTATAGAGTACAGTTAGCGTTCAATATGGACATGAAAGAAATCGCTCAAATACGTCTTGAAAACGCCCGTGAGCTTGCAAAACAAGCAGGCGGAACCACGCAATTTGCTGCGAGGGTAGATCGTGAGCCCACGCAAATGAGTAGAATAATGGGCGCAAACCCTACCAAGGGCATTGGTAGCAAGATGGCGCGCCATATTGAATCGTGCTTCGGAAAGCCTTCAGGCTGGTTAGATTACGATCACAGCAACGGCATTAGCGAGGATGCTGGCGCTTATCACTCAAACACTGCGCCAGTTGCGCAGCCTATCCGCTATTTCCGCTATCCTGTCGTGTCTGCAATCCAGGCGGGACAGTTCGCTGAAAGCGTAGTGCCCTACCCATCAGGCATGGAAGATCGTCATGAGACAACCGACTATAAAGCCAAAGGCCAAGCATTTTGGTTAGAGGTAAAAGGTGACTCAATGACAGCGCCAGCGGGAGTAAAACCAAGCATTCCAGAGGGCTCTCTGGTGCTAGTTGATACAGGCATCGAAGCAGCGCCGGGTAAGCTAGTGGTGGCCCAGCTGGACGAAAGCAACGAAGCCACGTTTAAAAAACTAATTGAAGAAAGCGGGCAGAAATACCTTAAGGCCCTCAATCCTGCCTACCCGCTCATACACTGCAACGGAAACTGTAGGATTATCGGCGTTGCCGTTAAGATGCAAATGAGCCTCTAAACCTCTCAGGAATCAAGCGCCGCCTAGACAGGCGGTTTTTTTGTGTTTGCAATGTACCTAAAAAGAACACTCCCACCCTTGACTATGTACCATAAAGGTACTTAAATGGTTCTTAACAGAACACGAGCAAGGGCAAAACAATGCAAATCACAAACGGTAATTGGCAGGCAAAGATCAATCCTGTGCGCGGCAGTCTCGGCTTCACCCGTACTGAAGCCATGGACATGATGCTGCTGGCCGCAGGCAACACCTACAAAGAGATTGCCAAGGCCACCGGACGCTCACCCAAGACCGTGCGCGGCAGCATCGAAAAGGGCTATCACAAGCTGGGCGTTTACAAAGCCGCTGGCGCCGTAGCCGAGGCCATGAAACGCGGATGGATCGCCCCGCTGCTCGTCGCCCTGCTGATCAGCGGCATCAACCCCGACATGGACGCGATGCGCCACCGCCAGCCAACCCGTACCCGCACCCATAGCAGCGTCACCGCGCGGATCAGTCAGCGCCTGAATGGGAGCCTTTACGCATGAGTATTCACGAGAAAACCCTCAAGCAGCTAGTGCGCAATCAAGTGCACGAAGTGGCCAACATCGTGATGGACATGAACCTCATCCAGGGCCGTCACGTCGAGATGCGCATTTTCCCGGGCGGCGTTTCAGTCACAGAAGAACGGGACGGCTGTGAGCCTCGCTTTGCCTCTGCCTCTCTGCCCCCGTTAGCAATGCCCGAAACAGCGCTGAATAACGTGGAGAGCTTGCTTGCACGCCTTCGCGGCCATTGGCGTTGGCAAGGCGGTGCCCAATGAACCACGTCATCAGCCTCAAGTTCGTCATCAATCACTGGCGCCTGTTCGCCATGCAAGACGGCTACACCCTGCACGGCACCGTGATTTATGCCGAGACCGTCCTGGGTGGCGGCTACCTGCCCGCCTTCATCGGCAAGGAAGGCACCAAGATCATCGTCCGCATGGCCGTGCCGCTCCCCACCGAGCTAGCCGCCCGTAACGCGCTGCGCAATGTGCTGTGGGGTGCTCACGTAGAACAGCGCATCAACCTACACGCCAATCCCGCATTAGCCGCACAGGAGCTAGCCGCATGAGCACACAAGCCACCAAATTCGTATGGGCGGGAGCCCTGGTTATCGCGCTGCTCGTGATGGGCCAGCTTGACCAGGGCGAAGCACGAGAGCAAGCCGACTGGCTGACCACCTACTGCACCGATGCGGCGGTATGGGCAGCCGAAGAAGCCCGCGGCGTGCCGCTAGAGCTACGCACCGGCCAGCCCGACTACAAGGGCATTGCAGCAGACAGTTGCCCGGGTATGCGCCCAGCAGGGCCAGCGCTGCCGCAATCCAACTACCAGATTGTTCAGCATTAGGAGCCACACATGGCCACCGTAAACGTTGATGTAGAAGTTGATCTCGATGATTTCGACACCGAAGACCTTCTTGATGAGCTGAAAAGCCGTGGTAGCAACGCCTCAGGCGTAGGACTTGTTGAAGGGTATGACCCTGTAAGCGGGAAAGGCACGGCAGAGCTAGCAGATGCACTGTTTGAAGCGCGCAGGAACGGCAACGACGAACGCGCTTTAGAGCTAGTTGATCGCCTCATTTACGCCGCTTTAGGCCGAATCATCTAGGGAATCACATGATTGACCAAGCCGCATTCGACCGAATTTTCAAACAGCCAGCGCCAGCTAAGGGCTCTGACCAGAACAAGCAAGGAGACAAATAAATGTCAGCTAACGAGCAGTTTGCAGAAATGTTTAAGCCAGCAACGCAGGCCACTGGCGATGAAGAAATGATGCGCGTCGTACTCCGTGCCCAGGAATACCACCAGCAAGTGCGCGACCAGATCGAAGGCATCATTGCCATGAAGGATAAGGGTATTCGCCTGGGTGAAGAAAGCCAGTTTGAAGCGGGTAGCGATCTACACAAGGGCTTTTTAACGGGCCTGCAAATTGCCCTGCACTTGATGGGCGAATTCCCGATCAAGGTTGAGGAAGCCTGCGACGCAGAAGAGGACGCCTAACATGTGGTTCAAAAACCTAACCCTCTACCGCCTGCATGCTGTCGTTGAAGTCAGTGCCGAACAGATAGCCGAGCAAATGGCGTGCTACGCCGCCAAGCCCCTGGGCAATGCCGACGCCCGCCGTATTGGCTGGGCAGCGCCAGCGGGTCGCCTGGGTGGCGGGCAGTTGATTCATGAGATCCAAGGCCACCGCTTGATAAGCGCCCTACGCCAAGAGCGCCTGCTTCCCGCCTCAGTCGTGAAAGAGGAAGTCGACGAGCAAGTAGCCGAGATCGAAGCCAGCGAGGGCCGCAAGGTCACACGCAAAGAGAAAACGGCACTCAAAGAACAGGTCACCGAGAACTTGCTCCCTCGCGCTTTCGTGCGCAGCCAGAAGATAGACCTTTGGTGGGACACCGAGCGCCAGCTGATCGGCGTCAACACCAGCAGCCGCGCACGCGCTGAGGACGTACTCGACCTGCTGCGTGAAACGCTGGGCAGCCTAAAGGTCACACCGCTATCCACGCAAACGCTGCCCATCCGCGCCATGACCACATGGGTAGACGATGCAGCCAGCCGCCCTGCCGATCTCCAGCTAGGCGACAACGTAGAGCTGAAAGCGAAAGGCGATGACGGCGTGGTACGCGCACGCCAGGTGGATCTCGACAGCGACGAAATGCAGCAGCTGCTCGAAAGCGGGCGCCAAGCCAGCAAGCTAGCGCTGAGTATCGAGGGGCAGCTTTCCTTCATCCTGCATGACGATCTAGCGCTTAAGTCGATTCGCTTTGGTGATGCCCTCATCGAGGAAGCCGACCACACAGACGATGGCGACGACGCTCTAGCCCGCTTTGAAACCGACTTCATCCTAATGGCGGGCAGTTTGCGCACCAATGTGGAGCGGCTAGTGGAATGGCTGGGCGGCGAGACTCAGCGGGAGCCAACCAGCAATGCATGACCCCATCATGACAACCGACCCACACACGGGCGAGCAGATCGAGCTAAACAGGCTTGCTCAGCGCTACCAGCTGCCCAAGGGCACCGTTTACAGCCGCCACCTCGCGGGCAAGCGAGGCATGGATCTCATTGCCCACCAAAAGCGCGGCAGCGTCAGCGACGCCGTTCGCGAACGCCAAGAGCAAGAGGCCCGTGCTAGCTACATCGAGCAGGCCAAACGCTCACCGCTAGCGCGCCCGCTGAACCATATTGCCGACGCCGGGAAAATGATCGGAGGTGAGCAGCATGCCTAACCCATCCATCGACCCCGAAAAGCTCCTGGAGCTATGCCGCCAACGCCAGAACGATGGCGGCGTCACCCTCACCTGGCCTAGCATGCTGCAGATCGTTGAGCAGCTACGCCTAAGCAATGCCCTGGTAGCCAAGCTGGAGGCAATCGACAGCAAGCGCCAGCTGCACGCCCACCAAAAGTGGGCAGAGGCTAATGTCGCGCTGGATAAGTACAAGGAGGGCTGCCAGTGAGCAACCAACGCCCAAGCACAGAGCCCTTCATGTATTCGCCCAAAGCCTGCGTGAGCTGCCTGCAATACCAGCACCTTGGCTTTGATGAAGACAAGCACTGCCCGTTTCAGCAGCGTTCGTCGTTACAACAAAAGCCAAGCCGCACGCCTTACGGCCGGTGCGATCGCCATGGTGTGCAGGTGTTTGCTACCCAGATTTGCAACGCCCACGCGCCAGATCCACACATTGAGTGCTTTGACGTTATCAATCGGCCAGAGCCACGGGTAGCGATTCAGGAGGGCATGGCGATATGAGCAACCTAAACCTCTTCGGCCATGAGCTCGTCGTTGATAATTTCGCTGGCGGGGGTGGCGCAAGTGAAGGCATCGAGCAGGCGCTAGGCCGCTCCGTTGATCTCGCAATTAACCACGACGCCACCGCAATCGCCGTGCACACCGCCAACCACCCAGGCAGCGAGCATTCAGTCGCGGACGTATGGGACGTAGACCCCGAGCAAGCCACTAACGGCATGCCCGTTGGGCTGGCATGGTTTAGCCCTGACTGCCGCCACCACAGCAAGGCCAAAGGCGGGCGCCCTGTATCAAAAAGCGTGCGCGGGCTGGCGTGGGTAGCCGCTCGCTGGGCGGCGAAAGTAAAGCCGCGGGTGATCGTTCTGGAGAACGTCGAGGAGTTTCAAGACTGGGGCCCATTGATTAAAGGTGCAGACGGGAAGGTGCGCCCTGACCCCGCACGCAAGGGCCAGACCTTCCGTGGATTCGTGAGCTGCTTAAAGCGCCATGGCTACCAGGTAGACTGGCGACTGCTGCGCGCCTGCGACTATGGCGCGCCAACCATCCGTAAGCGGCTGTTTCTTATCGCTCGCCGTGACGGCCTGCCGATCACCTGGCCGAAGCCAACGCACGCCGACCCGAAAACGCCCGCCGTCCAGCGTGGCAAGCTCAAGGCGTGGCGCAGCGCCGCTGAATGTATTGATTGGTCGCTGCCCTGCCCCTCGATTTTCGACCGTAAAAAGCCGCTGGCCACTGCCACGCTAAACCGGATCGCCAAGGGCGTGATGCGCTATGTCGTGAACCACCAGCAGCCGTTTATCGTGAAGCTGAACCACACGGCAGACTATTACACGCCCTTCCGTGGTCAGTCGCTGCTGCAGCCGCTGCAAACGATCACCACCTCACCTGGCTATGCTCTGGTGACACCGTTCGTTACCGAGTGCGCGAACGCCAGCAGCCAGCGCAACATGCCTGCCGATGAACCGCTACGCACGCAGTGCGCCCAGGTGAAAGGCGGGCACTTCGCCTTGGTATCGGCGTTCCTCGCCAAGCACTACACCGGCGTCGTCGGTGCCGATCTGCGCGACCCACTACCAACGGTCACCACCACAGACCATAACGCAGTGGTCAGCGCCTTCATGATCAATATGAAAGGAAGCCACCGCAGCGCTATCGATGCACGGTCACCGCTCAACACCATTTGCGCCAGCACCACACACGCCTACCTAACGGCGGCATTCCTGGCGCCCTACTACGGCAGTGGTTCCGGCGAGACTGGCCGCGACCTGCGCCAGCCTGCGCCTACGATCACTACTAAAGACCGCTTCCAGTTGGTCACCGTCACTATCGATGGCGAGACATACATAGTCGTAGACATTGGCATGCGCATGCTTCAGCCGCATGAGCTTTCTAAGGCTACCGGCTTCCCTAAGCACTACCAGTTCGCCCACATCGACGGCAAGCCGCTAGCCAAGCACAAACAAGTCCGGCTGATCGGTAACAGCGTATGTCCACCCCTTGCCCGGGCAATTGTAGAAGCCAACTTCACACACGAACAGCGGTTCATGCCGCTAAGCGAGGTCGCGTAATGTACGGCACTGATAAAGACAGCGTGGTAGTAAATGGCCTTCTCCAATGCCTAGTGAATATTGGGAATGAAGTAGGCGTGTCACCAGAGGAACAGCTGAACGGGTCACTTGAGATCATCGCGGCTATCCGCAAGCTGAAAGGTGAGCGTGATGCATTGACGGCACATGTTAAGCGACTAACCAAAGCGGCCGATGCACTTACTTTTGGTCTGGTTCATGACAGCGATCCAGCATGGAAACCAAGCGAAGTCACGGAAAGCGCCTTTAGCGATGTGATGGATGCTACTTCATCAACTCCGGAAGCCAGTTGTTTGCACCGCGACCTTCTAAATCAGTCGGAAGGAATGAGAAAAGCCGCGCGGATCATAGAGCAGAAAGCTAATGCTTACGACGAAGAGCACGGCTCAACAGACCCCACAACGGGAACGCGTGAATACCCAGGCAATGGCGATGAGTATTACAACGAGCTTATGGAATTATCAGATGAACTTCGCCAGCAAGCCGACGGGGGTGCCTGATGAGCATTGAAATCAATGAACTGGAAAACGGCGGCAGCATCACGGTCGCGACCAAAGGCCATGTAGATCCTCAAAAGTTTGTTGAGGCATACGGGGCACGCTCTGGCGACCCTAAGGATGACTGGCCAAGCATTGAAGAGGTGCACCACGTCTATATGCGCAAGACGCCCCGGGATGGTTACGAATCCTGGTGGACGCAGTGTGAAAAGGGTCGAGGCGCATTTCCGGCAACGATCATGGGGCCTTTCTGATGACCCAGCAACCCACCCACACTCATAGAGAAGCCGGCGGGAAGTTTCACGAGATAGCCCAGCACCAGGGCACCGGCCCGCTTGAAGGCCAGTGGCTGGTCATCTTCCTCGACTTAATAGACGGCATTCAAAGCGCTACTACACAAGCTGACTGGGTGCAGAACTGGCGGGAGATCGCCCCGGATGATTGCACCGTCTGCATGGGCACTGGATTCGACCACATCAAGAACAACAAGGAAATGCCCTGCGGTGGCTGCTACGGCCTGGGCAAAGTGTTGGAAACGGGCGAAGCCCCAAAGGAAATGTGGGAACTCGCCACGGTGGCCACCACGATCATCACGCGCCAAGAACATGAACTGCGCAGCCTTCGGCGCATCGCTCAAAACCCAGCGGTGCAAGCGCTCATCGAGCAGCAGCGCCAGCACGCGATAGACGAAAGCACCGCCCGCCAGGAACAGGAATGGCGTAGAGGCAAAGGCCACGGCCCGCACGGCCAGCGGCATACGGGAGACTGATGACATGGCAAAACTACTATCGATGAAGGCAGTGAGCGAGCGTGTCGGCTACAGCGAAAGCAAACTGTACGCGATGATACGTGAAGGGGAATTCCCGCCAGGGCGTAAGCTGGCCACAGGCGGTGTGCGGTGGCTGGAGTCTGACGTGGATGAGTGGATTATGCACGCATACGAGCAGGCACCAGAGGCGCGGCTGCGCCTTGCATGA